CTAATGCAGATACTGATGCATTGTCCGAAGGTTCTACGAATCTTTACTTTACTGATGCTAGAGCAGATGCTCGTATTGCTGCTGCATCTACAACAGATCTTACTGAGGGAACGAACCTTTATTACACAGACGCTCGTGCCGATGCTCGTGCATCAGCAGCCATCACCGCTTTGGGTCTTGGTACTGCTGCTACTACTGACGCAACTGCATATGCAACTGCTGCACAGGGAACAACTGCTGACTCTGCACTTCAAGCGGAGACAATTACATTAGCAACTCTCAAAACAGAAGTTGCAGCAGCAACTGACTTTGCTGACTTCCAGACCCGTATCGCCGCTCTATAATAACCAATGGCAAAACCAACTACTAGAACAGAACTTAAAGAATATTGTTTGAGAAGATTGGGTAAACCAGTCTTGGAAATCAATGTTGATGATACTCAACTTGATGATGCAATCGATTATGCATTGTCTAAGTTTCAGGAGTTTGGTTATGATAGTATGTATCATGCTTATTTAAAGCATAAGTTTACTGCAGCAGAAATAACAAGACTGCGAGAAACAAACGATACTATTACTACTGCTGACGGAACAGTATATGAAGAAGGTCAGACATATATTCAACTGCCAACTGATGTGATTAGTGTCCAAGGTATCTTTGATTTTGGTGATAAGAACTCAATGAGTTTCTTTGATGTTCGTTATCAAATGAGACTGAATGATATGTATGACTTTACGTCAGCATCTTTTGCACATTACTATATTATTCAACAACAACTGGCACAGATTGATTTCCTTTTAGTTGGAAAGAAACCTGTTAGATACACTCAAACTACTGATCGTCTATATGTTGATATGGATTTTCGTTCAGATACTAGAGAAGATCAGTATATTATCATTGATTGTTATAAGTCTATCGATCCAGATAACTTCCCTAAGATCTACCAAGAACCATGGATGCTTGATTACACCACTGCTCTATTCAAAAGACAGTGGGGAGCAAACCTCATCAAGTATGATGGTGTACAACTTCCTGGCGGCGTAACTCTCAATGGGACTAAAATATATGATGATGCTGTTCAAACTATAGAAAATCTAGGTAAAGAACTTAGAGATCATCATGAACTTCCACCACTAGATCTGATTGGATGATATGGCACTTAATTCCTATTTCTCTCAAGGCACACAAGCAGAAAGAGACCTCTATGAGGATCTCGTTATCGAGCAAATAAAAATCTATGGACAAGATCTAAAGTACATGCCAAGAACACTCGTCAATAGAGACGAGTTGTTTGGAGAAGATGTTTCTTCAAAATTTGACGATGCATATACACTAGAAATGTATATTGCAAACGTTGAAGGGTTTGAGGGAGATGGGGATTTGTATAGTAAATTTGGTATTAGAGTAACTGATCAAGCAACGTTTATTGTTTCCAGAAAGAGATGGACTGAAGAAGTAGATGACAATGCTACTTTGATTAGAGAAGGTAGACCAAATGAAGGAGATCTAATCTACTTCCCGTTAACTAAGAAATTATTTGAAATTAAATTTGTAGAGTATAAGAAACCCTTTTACCAACTTAAAAATCCATACGGAGCATTTGTATACGAGATCAGATGTGAACTCTTTGAGTACAGTGATGAAGTTATTGATACTGGAGATGCAGCAATTGATGCAATCGAAACTACATTTGCGAATGCAATTAAACTTATTATGGATCCTGGTGGTACAGGAGACTTTACAGTTGGAGAAGAAGTTGTAGGTGATGAATATCATGCCAAGGCAACATCAACTATTACAGGTGATGCAGTAACTGCAATAACTATTACCGATGGTGGTAGTAACTATAACGCTGCATTACCTCCATCAATCACAATTACAGGAGGCGGCGGAAGTGGTGCTACGGCGACTGCTACAGTTTCTAGTGCTGGTATTGTCACTGGCATTACTATTACAAGTGGGGGCACAGGTTATACTAGTTCACCTACTGTATCAGTGGACTACTCCCCCAAAGACAATAGAGCGGAAGTTAAATCTTGGAATAGTTCCACAAGAGAACTTCAGGTTATCAACAGAACAGGAGTCTTTACTACTGCAGAAACAGTAACTGGTATTACTTCTGGGGCCCAGTGGAGTCCCGAGTCATATAACACTATAAATAATACTAACAGTGTCTGGGATCAAAACGATTATATCGAGACCGAGGCAGATGATATCATTGATTGGACGGAAACAAACCCATTCGGTGACTTTGGAAATCAAGGAGACAGTTACTAATGTTAGGTACATACACATACCACGAAATTATTCGTAAAACTATTGTTGGGTTTGGAACTCTGTTTAACGACATTGAGATTCGCAGATCGGGAGAATCTGGTCGTATTGAGTCTATGAAAGTTCCTCTCAGTTATGGACCTAAGCAAAAATTTCTTGCAAGATTAGAACAACAAACCACTCAGGAACAACCAATACAAATGGTTCTTCCTAGGATGGCATTTGAAGTAAAAAATCTTTCTTATGATGCCAGTAGAAAAGTATCTCCTATCCAGACAATTAAAGCAATTGATCCCGATAATGAGTCAAAGGTGCGAAAGGCATACATGCCTGTACCATATAACATCGACTTTGAACTTGCAATCATTGCAAAAAATAGTGATGATGCAGTTCAGATCGTTGAACAAATTCTTCCATACTTCCAACCATCTTTCAATATTACTCTTAATTTAGTAAGTGTGATTAATGAGAAGAAAGATGTACCTATTACCCTCACTAGTATTTCTTATGAAGATGACTATGAGGGCGACTACATGAAGAGAAGGGCAATTGTTTATACAATGCAGTTCTCGACTAAGACATATCTCTACGGTCCTGTCAGTGATAGCAGTATTATCAAGAAGGCTATTGCAGATGTTTACACAAAAGTAGATACTGTAAATCAACCAAGAGCTATGAGATACACTGCACAACCAGATCCAGTTACTGCAGAAGTTAACGACGACTTTGGGTTTAGTGAAACTTGGACTGCAAACGATAGTTATGTACAGTGGAATCCTGTCACTGGTCAGGATGAAACTATTACTTAAGGAGTAAAATCATGGGAACATTTGATGGACTAGATGATGTTTTGAATATTGCTAACCCCAATGTTCCAGAAGAAACTGAAATTGTAAAAGAAGTCCCCAAACCAAAAGGTAAAGATGATACTGATGATCAAACAAAAGATTATGAGTATACTAGGGGCAATCTATATTCTCTAATTGAGAAAGGTCAAGAGGCAGTAGAAGGGGCCCTTGATGTTGCATTGAATAGTGATCATCCCAGAGCTTATGAAGTTGCAGTTAATGCAATGAAACAAGTTGCAGATATGACAGATAAACTTGCAGATCTGCAAAAGAAAATGAGAGAACTAGACGCACCAACTAATAAGTCTGGTCCTACAAATGTAACCAATGCGTTGTTCGTTGGGAGCACTGCAGAACTGCAGAAACTACTCAAACAACAAAAACAGATAAATACTAAAGAAGGAAATAGTTAAAACAATGGCACTCAACGTTCTTGATACTACAACAGTGACAGCCAGTGGTTCTGCATATATCGCAGTAAAGACTGGTACAATCAGATGTACTGCGACTGCTGCAAGTACACTTCAGATTAACGACGGTCCTGTAATTCAACTTCCAGCTATTAGTGCTGGAGATACTAATTTGCACGTTGGAACTGTGAAAGGTTCTTCAATTAGATCTGCTACCAATGTAGATGGTAGTGTTATTACGATTAATGTAGACGGCAGAACACCTGCACATCCATTTGAAGTTGGCGACTACATTCAAACCGTAGATGGTGGAGACACTGCAAATTTTGGTACAGACTTTGAGAGCGCTGCATCAACTGGGAAGAAAGTTACTGCCGTATCCAATACAACTATTACCACAGATATTGATGCTTCTGGTGCTGCTGGTGCATATACCCTCGCAGCTGCACAAGAGAATGCACTTTTAATTCCAAGAATTACAAGGGTTGTAAAACTAACTGCTGGATCAGGGGCAGACGTTATTGTTGAGCAGGTGCAAGTAGTCGGGGGATAAGACCAATGAACAAGAAAACATATGGACAGTTTACCACAGAGGCAGCAGCCTGGACAAAAAAGTCAGGAAAGAACTCCGAAGGAGGACTTAACGAAAAAGGACGAAAGTCTTATGAAAAGGAAAATCCAGGATCTGACCTTAAGGCACCAAGCAAAAAGGTTGGAAATCCCAGGCGGGCATCCTTCTGCGCTCGAATGAAGGGCATGAGGAAGAGACAGAAAGCCTCTAACAATACAGGTGAGGATCGCCTGTCAAAGTCACTAAGAGCATGGAATTGTTAGATATATAGTAATACATCATCATTCATTCTAATGATCGCATTTTATCTTTCTATACTGGTTGTAATCTTTATGGTTGCATATGCAGGTGTCGAAGGTACGATGCGATTGTTTGTATACATGGATCTTGAGTTGCGATATTTCGTAATAAAGCTTAGAATGTGGAGGATGAAGAAACAACTAGAAAAAGAACTAGGCATTCCTTCCAAAAAATTTACAGAGGACTATTACAATGGCCGAGGAGACTAATAAAGAGTTATCTAATCTTTCCATGACCAGGGTAGAGTGCCCCAAGTGTGGCGCTATCTGGATTAATGGAGACCATAGATGGTCTGGTACTGGTATGAAAGGTAGTAATATAGATCTAGCAGGATTGGTATGCAATACTCTAGGTGATGCCACATGCATCAATCCTGCTAAGGGTCAAGAGGGTGGCGACACTTGGGAGAAACGGTTAGAGTTTCTTGACAAGGGGCAGTCAGAGGAAGGAGAATCGTTATAATTAGTATGGAGTTAGAGAATGGCAATGCGATTCAAAGAAGATGACATCCACTTGCTGATCAAAGCATGTGATGTCTACAAGGCACAAACTGGGTCTGAGTATATGTGGGAACAGTATGATGATCTCCAATGTAAACTCAAACTATATCTTGACCAATACTCGCCATCAAATTCATGAATACAATCGAAAGTGATTGGAGGATTAATGATATGTTCTTCTTAAGAAGAAGAACCTTAATGTCTTCCCTCGTTAGATGTGGTATTGTCCTTGATACTGAAGCATATGACTTCATGGATTACTTGATCAGTCAAGGATATACTGCATCTGAAGAACGACTAGATAGTGATGTAAAGCGACTCCATAAAGAGTACGTCGCTCATGTTCACTGAATGCAAAAAATTTAAATTATAGAAAGGTTATTATGAAAGTTGGAATGATTGGACTAGGACGAATGGGAGAAGGTATGTCTCGCCGTCTTAGATCAAAAGGTCATGAGGTACATGGGTATCGAAACAATTACCAAAAGGCTGAAGAACAGTATGAAAAAGGTTACTTCAATGGAGTCACAACCTCGATTGAAAATCTTGTTTATGTAGTTAAAACAAAAGAATTGTATGGTGAGAAGTCTGGAGAAACTATTCGATTCCCTCAACCAGGGATATTCATGATGGTAGTTCCAGCGGAATCAGTAGAGGATACTATCAATGAGTTACTACGACATTGTAGTCAAGGAGATATTATTATCGATCATGGCAATAGCAATTTTAAGGACAGTCGGAGACGGTCAGAACGTCTTGCAAAACTGGGCATCGCATATCTTGATTGTGGCACTAGTGGTGGTGTTTATGGTTTGGAGCGTGGATACTGTCTTATGGTTGGTGGCGGAAGTTCTGCAGTCGATACCTGCCGTCCAATCTTTGATGCACTCGCACCAGGAATCGATGCCGCCCCACGTCAGTCAGGTGATGAATATGTTATGTATCCAGAAGAATTTGGATGGATGTATTGTGGAGATGCAGGCGCTGGTCACTTTGTAAAGATGGTTCATAATGGGATTGAATACGGAATCATGCAAGCATATGCAGAAGGATTTAATATCCTGCATGAAGCAAATGCTGGGGCAAAGTACGTTGCAGCGGGTGATGCTGAGGTTGCTCCTATGGATAATCCAAAAGATTATTGCTACGACATTAACGTTGCTAAAGTGGCTGAGTGTTGGCGTCGTGGTAGTGTGGTTGGGTCTTGGTTACTTGATCTTACCGCTGATGTTCTACGGCACGATAGAGAACTTAGCAAGTTCGATGGGGGAGTATCAGACTCTGGTGAAGGACGTTGGACTGTTCACGCTGCTGTGGATCTTGGCGTACCCGCTCCTGTCATCAGCAGTGCTTTGTTTGCGAGATTTGAGTCGCGCCGTCTGGGTGCTTTCACTGCCAAGGTTCTGAATGGTATGAGAGCAATGTTTGGAGGTCATGATGTCCGCTAATGTAGAAGCACCAACTGACGAGAAGGTAGACAAGTGGGGGTTTACAATTAAACCAAAGATTAGTGATGACTTACTAATGCTCAGATGTCTACACAATGCTCCTTGTGGATCTGACAAGAAACAAGTTGAACGTCTTTGTCGTGTTATTGAAGCAAAACTTGCAGCACCCACAGGACCATATCACCTATTTCCACAACCCTCTCCAGAATCATGACCCTAGCACATGTCCTACTTTTCGGATCACTACCCTTTATATGTGCCACCGCATATTTCGGGTACAGAAAAGGTGAAAATAACTATTATGAAACCGACGCCTACTCAGGAAATGGAACAGCGCATTAGAATGAGATTTGCGTTTGCCATGTCATCATTTGGTAGGATGTTTAGACCTGATCATATCTCTATTGAAATGAGATCACTCTGTAATAAATGGTCTAAAGATGTCGATGAGGTGCCCCCATACAAATCAGATTTATATCAGGTAGACCGTTACTTTTTACAACTTTGGAGGAACAGAAATGAGTTTGGAGAGAATGAGAAGATTGGAGAATGAAAACATTATGTTGAAACTAAGAAATAAACAGTTGAAATTACAGATCAAAGAGTTAAATAATGAGTGGGCACATCCTAGATCGTGTCTGCATAATGATGACCCTTGGGAACACTTAGCTCCATGAAACATACAACCGTTTCTGCATCCATTATACTTTCTTCAGTTATAATTTTTGTTGTATGGGGTTTGGGACATGCTTACCCCAGTTGATTTCTTCCCATTCTTTTTAACAGGGGTAGTTTGCCTCTTTGGAATGTTTCTTTTCCTCTTATCTCTTTTTGAATAATGTTACAGTTTGCTAGATTCTGTGGAACAGTATTAAATAATCCATATGGATTAGGACTCATGGCATGGTGTCTAGTCTTTGTTCCTGTAATAGGAATGTGGGCAATACATAAATATGGTTGGGAGCACTGGGAACCCTTTAGTCAAAAGCATAAATGAACTCTGTTATTTTAATCGGTTGCTTTACACCGCTGGTTATTATTTTTATAGTATTAAAACTTTCGGTATGGGTATCGGCTGTTAACGACGAATCAAACTATGTCGGAAAAGAACCCTTCAGAAAACGAGGACCGTTTGTGGCAGATGCATATGCAGACGTTGATGAAGAGGAAGAGGAATATGGAGATCGCACAGACTATAGATGACGCTCTCTATGAATACTATGTCGTAGAACAAGGAATACCTGTCCCCAATTGGAAGTATATAAAAGATGCCGATTGGTGGATAGAGTATTTAAAAAATTTAGGAATTGATCCGAGAAACCCATGAGTGCATTATTTGTATTTGCTTTTGTATTGTTACTTACCATTGGAATGGAATTAACTTGGCCAGTTAAATGAATTTATTATTACGTCCACTTGATAATGTTGCTGACCCTGTATGGTCAGTAATTATATGTGTTATACTTGCACTGGCAGGTGCATTGTTTGTAGTCGTATATATACTAAGACAAGCATTTAAGGAACTAGAAGATGGGAGCACTAACGCCACCAAGCAGGAAGAGCTGCTACAACTTCCGAGTGACGGAGATCAATCGTGTTCTTGATGGTGACACTATTGACGTTACAATTGATCTCGGGTTTGATCTATACAAGAAGGAAAGAGTTA